TATACATTATGCGTATTCAGAGAACCGGCCTAGTCCATTCAGACTATTGATTATCAAGGCAATTGCACACAAACTGCGCGCCCTTTTTTTACTTCACCTCTCTCGATATGCAAACGCATTTGCTTGATGAAGTAATTCCAGTTTCAGAACAAGAAGTCCAGAACTGGCTAGACACCGTACCGAATCTATCGGGCGCTACATTCCGGCGCGAAGCCTACCGCAAAGCCTACAACGTAGAAGAAAAAATCAGAGCACAAAAAACAAAAAAAGCTGTGATGTCAGAACGTACTACCTAGAAATAAGCATGCCCCCTTTGTAATGAGAGATCCTGAACTGTCTCAAAACATCATTGCCCAGCAACACATCAAACTTCATATTCGGCATTACATTAACGAGAACACCAGATACACGAAATGAGCCGAAAACAATTTCAGAAGCAAGAACCCTGCACGCACGAACAACGCCATTCGCCGTATTGACAGTTGCGAAGCCAATGCAATTTGAAATTCCGGCTGCAGCAGCAACACGACCAGAAATCGACGTCAAAGAAGCGCCTGTATCAACCAAATGAGAAACCGGGACCCCTTGTACAGTGCCGGAAATGTTGTAGCTGCCATTTTTGCCTAGAGTCAATAAAACAGAACTTGTTTTAGGTTCTGGCTGATAACTAGAAAATGTTGTGTCGCACGGCGCCGAACTAAGAACAATCCGATCGTTCACCGGGCATTCGTATAAAGCCCAACAGAGTGACGGGAGCAACAACAGCAGAAACAGCAGTGTTTTCATATTGCTACCCCACTCAAAAAAAAACAATCATACCAACATGGTCAGGACGTGGCAAAACCACCTCCTGGCCCACATGCACCGGAATTTTACAAAAATCCGGCCAGCATAAATCAACTGCCCTTTAGCCAGGCTACGCCGGCAGAGTCAAAAGCTCTTTGATAGCCCCGGGCGGGTAAAGCTGCCCAGGGCGTTGTCGCGCTGCGCGCGGCTTGTTTTTTTGCCTCGACGTGCAGCACTCCGAATCTGCATCGCTCCTGAGTTGTTCCGCCCTTAACGCGAATCCTCCCACAGCCGGTAAACAAACACGCGGGCGTTGTGCGCTGCGCGCAGCCTTTTTTTGTGGGTTGAAGCGCGCAAGCGCGCCCTTTTAACTGCGCGTTTGCAAGGGGCCGAGGCAGTGCTCGAAACGATAAAGCCGTTTCTGTGCGCTGGCCGCACCAACCCCTTGCATTGTTTCCTGATCGGCTGTGGGCTGATATCGCAGGGCGAAACAACTCAGGAGCGATGCAGATTAACACCGGAGCCAGTCTGCACCGCGAGGAAATCAAAAGCGGGCTCGCAATCTAGGAATGATGACTTTAACGACGAAAGGGAAAATCATGGATGAAATCAGAATCAGCTTGGAACGCATGCGCGAACTTGCGCAAAACCGAAATATGGCCCAAGTATTCAAAGAAGGCCGCTGGAAGTACACCACACCGCCACGCTTGAAACAAACAACAACGAAAGGAAAATAATCATGAGCAAAAAAACAACAGATCCACAACAGATGCTTTACGACAATCCAGCCTTGAATAAAAGCAAAGCCAAAAAACCAGCTGCGCCCTTTTCCGCGCCAATCTCGGAAGTTCACCTGGTCCCGCTGGACCTGATCGACACACCCGAGCAGATCCGCAAGGAGTTCGACCAGGAAAGCATCGACCACCTGGCAAAAGACATCGAGGCGCGCGGACTTCTGCAACCGATCCTGCTGAACCCGCACGGCGAGCGCTTCCAGCTCATCGCCGGCGAGCGACGGCTGCGCGCCGTCAAGCTCAACGGCGCAGCCGGCATCCCGGCGCTGATCGTCAAGACCACGACTGAAGAAGCGATGCTGATGCAACTGGCCGAGAACATCCAGCGCGAAGAATTAACCCTGGAAGAAGAATGCGAAGCTGTTTGCAAGCTCTATGAGTCGCTGGGCAGCCTGGCTAAAGTCGCTGAAACGGTAAAAAAATCGGTTCCCTGGTGTAGCAAGCGGTATGCGATGAGCCAGAACGATTTATGCTGGATGGCACACGACCTGCTGGAAAAAGGAATTACCGAAGATATCGACTTGCTTAAAGCCTTAACCACACTAGAGCCCCTCATTCGCTACAGTGAAATGCAAGAATGGATTAAAAAGATCAAGGAAGGAGAGGCAGGAAGAAAGGATATCCGCGAAGCATTGAAGCTGGCCAAAGACAAAGCCAAAGAAGAAAAAACGGCACGAGAAGCCAAGAACGATGAACTTTCGCATGCGAAACCAAAAGAACCGCCCCCTCCTCCGCCCTGGGAAATTGATGATGCAATGGAGAATCTTTCCCAGGCATTGAACTATTCCGATAATGAGCTAAGTGCGATCGACCTGCTGAACACCTGGACGAACGAACAGCGTTCACAGGTAATTGACAAATTAACAGCAGCACGAAGCCTAGGCAGCTCAGAAAAAGGATTTAAAACAATTTCGCATTTAATCATGCACGGATTTTATAAAACGCCCTATATCGACATTGAGCTGGCCGCGATGGTGTGGGGATTCGGAAATCAGCTCTTTGACATCGATGCGTTCCTGGCGCAGTTGCAATGCCCAAGGGAAACAGCTTAAACTTGACCAACTTTGAAAGGAAAACCATGAGCGCAGTTTCGTTTGATACGTTGAAATTCGTTAAAACACTGGAAGCCAGCGGTATCGATAACAAACAGGCGGAGGCTATCGCCAACGCATACCGGGATGCGTCAGCAGACCAGGAGCTGGTCACAAAAAAGGACCTGCAAATAGAATTGGCGCCGATCAAGGCAGATATGCAGATCATAAAGTGGATGAACGGCCTGATGCTGGGCGGAATCGTTGCACTGATCCTTAAAGCATTTTTCTGAAACAAAAAACAGAAAACAAGAAGCCCTCTTCGGAGGGCTTTTTGTTGTCCACAGTTTCTGTTGATAAGGTTGTTAATTCAACTACGCGGAATGAATACAGAAGCGGCTTTGATTAGCGATGCTGAAAAATTAGACCACAACTTCAAATGCGTTCTGCTTCGACAAAAACCAGAATTTCAGTATCGCCCTGATTCGACTGATTGCCAATTTCAAAACCAAAAAAACGGCTTTGCGTCTGATCAGTTTTCGATTCATTCAGCCCGGCAAATATAACCACCTCACCCGGCTTGATCGACAGCTTGGAATTAACAGTACGCTTTAACAGCGTAGGAGAATTGTTAACGCCGGTCGTGGTAGAAATGAAGCTTGACAGCTCCTGCGAAATGTCCAGATCGATGACGCTATCGCGAACTTCCGGCGTAACCATCAAAATCACGCCGGATTGCCGATAATCCACGGACTGCACAGGATTGCCGTTTTTGTCAAGTGTAGCCTGGCCAAGCACCGGCACATCCTGGCCCACCGAGAAACGCGCCTGCGCTCCCGATCTGACACGCACCATCGGCCTTGATATTGTCTTAAAACGCGAATCCTGGTCAAGCAACGACAGCACCACATCCAGACCGCCGTTTACATAACCGAGCGTATTGCTCCCGACGATAGCCCCGCCGATGGAAGCATTGACGTTGACAGAGCCATTCAACAACCGGGAAGCCACCTTTAAGGCGCCACCCTCACCCTGCTTGATACCAACCTCATAAACCGCCGCCTTAAGCACCACTTCCCCTTGTGCCGTGTCCAAATCGCCCAAAAGCTTAGTTACCTTAAGCACATCTTTGGTTTTTACCGAAAGAACAACCTGGTCACTATCGGGCATTGCCTGTACAGGTTTTGAACGTGGCACCGGCGCAGGATTTTGACCCTCCGCCCCCTGATCTTGTGGCTGTGAAACAAATCTCTGAAACTCACGCTTGACGATCGGGCGCGCATCGGTCACATGAACCACGATGTCGGACAGATAGCGCGGAGAACGATACTTTGGCAAATAAATCAAAATTTCCTCATCTGACTTTATTTCCTTGCTTTGAATAAATACCACGCCGTGACGTTCGGAAATCTCAAAGCCACGATTGCCGCTTAGCTCATCCATTAGCCCTTGAATCTGGCCCTTTTTAAGATGTTTCCAGCTCACTGACACCGCTTCTGGCGCATCGATTAAATCAGTGTCCAGCGTATAATTTTTTTTGAGGATATCGCCATAAACCACCCGCGCCAGATCGGAAAAGCGCACGTTGTCCAGAGAGACCGTGTAGTCCGCAGCAAAAGCACCCGTCGATGCCAGGACAAAAAGCAGACAGATTGACCGCATCATTTTCTATACCCTCGATTCTGTTTGTGGAAATTTCCGCTAAACGATGTCGCCGTGCCACCCTCTGGAAGTGAAACAGATAAATCACGACCCATGATTCTAAAATTATGCGGATTGCGCAAATATCGTAACTGGCCGCCCTCCCCTTCAAGGCTAACCATTAGGACATAATCATCAAAAAACCAGCCGACAACACGCCAGGCCTGCACCACATCCGGCACATGCGCAGCCTGATCGGTAACACCAACCTGCACCGCTTTGCCAGTCACCGCTTTTTCTGCCTGAACTTGCTGCGGATTAATTTTGCCCGTAATGTTTTTATAGCTAGACCAGGTTAAAAATACGCCCAGCGGCAATACAACCATAAGCACCTTTGCAGCCATCGGCAAGCTGTGCTTGTGCTTAGTGTGTACATCCGCAGACTTGTAGAGCCCAAAGATATGCCTGGGCAATTTGTAGCGCGATTTAGCCGCAGTATCCCGGCTCGTTTTGCTCTCAATGTCGCCCACTTCCGGCCACTCATATTTGTAACGACCAAAAGGCGTATCACGCAACGCAATATGTTTACCGCAAAGCGCGCGAACGTTCGAATCAACCAAGCCAGGACGCTGACTAACCAGCCAAATATCGAGACCTTGATGCCGGTGAACTTCCAACGCCGCAACATGATCAGGAACCGCCGAGCCGGCAGGCCGCGGACGGAAATGCCGCTGCGCCTCATCGATCACCAACAGCGCCCCTTTGTGCGACTCATAAGGAACCGACCCTGCCACCTGGCCATGCTCATCAAATACCAGACGATGCAACACCTCATCCTTATCCATAACCACTTCAGGATTAGGAATCCAGTTTTCGTTGCCATTGCCATCATTCTCCTCTTGATCTTGTTCGGAACAATTCTCGAAAGACCTTCCATTTGTACCACCCATCACCAACGATTGAGCCGTACACTTATATTGATCAATGTGTAACCAGGTCCCTTTTTGCCACTCTGTTATTTTGCCGGCGCGATAATGCTCAATCTTCAAATCAACAATGTTGTCGACAAAAATAATGCGGCCGGTAGCCGCAATCTTTTCAAGCTCAGAAACAATAAATGCTGTTTTACCCGTACCGGGCACACCAGTGATTAACGTTATCGGCATTACAGCACCCTGCCAATTTTTGAAAGTGCCACCATGCCAATGCGCGCAGCCATCGCCCCCAATAAAATCCCGATTGTTTGACCCACTCCCGCGAGATCGGCAAGCTGCATCGCCGCACCGTGCATCTGACCATAATTCGAGATTACCAAATTACGCGCCGAATCGAATGCCGCCTGCAAGCCGACATAAGTGACTGTGCCAAGCCCCAACGCCAGAAGAACACGAGTAACAATCGGCCCAATCGAAGCCGCCAGAAAAGCACCAAACAGAGAAAACATAATTACCCCGCTTTAAAGCCACCGATTAAAAGGCCGGCAGCAGACAACCAGGCAAACGCTAACAATATCGGCCTGATACCATCGGCAAAGTTGCAGTACGTTGTCCAGTCAAAATAATGACTCTCACCATGAAGAACCATTAAGGAAGGCACAGGACACGAACCAGCAGACCCGACCGCAAATGGTTCAATCGCAACATTGATACTATTTGAGCCGACAACAACCGGGCTCACGCTGCCGAAATCTGACTTGCCCAACATATCAGAAATGCCTTTAAGCGTACTTTCGGTCGCGCCACCCGTCGACGTCCCAGTACTTCCCGCAGCACTCACAGCCCCGCTCACTGTACCGCCTGCTTGAACATAACTTGTTGCTGTTACCCCCGCCGCCTGGGCTTGTGCAACACTACCGCCTGATAAAATAACATTTGACGCAGCAGTCGCCGCCGCTTGTTGCACAGATATGGAAGCCCCTGTTTTAGCCGCTTCATACGCGGCCAATCCCGCCGCTTGTTGCGCAGCCAACGTTTCCGTATTGTGCGCAATCATTGCATCAATAGCCGATTGAGTAATCTGCTGACCAAACAAAGGAGTCGCACCCTCGCGCGCAGCTTGCTCCGCCAAAAACGCCGCGTATTGCGCACTGATTGTCACTAATCCTAAATCAGTTGCTACTTGATAAGCTCCAGCACCAGCAATTGCAATATACAAAGGTTCTGATTCAGGGGGAGCCTGATCTACCTGGTCAAGCTCAACAGGCGCGATCAGTTCTAAAGGAAGAATCTGCCCCCCGGAAAGATTGCAACGCTGCAAAACAGCATCCCAGGTGCCGATCTGGCCAGCACCAGCAGCAAATGCAGTACACGCTGCCGCAGGATCACCACCAGACGGAATACTACCCGCGTAATAGCTAGGTGTTCCAGCAGTGAACGCATCAGCCGCCGCCTGCGCCGGCGTACCGCCCGCTTGAATAATAGTCGCCGCCAAATGACCAACAGATAGAGCAATCTCATCAGACCGCCCCGCCGCATTCGCAGCAAGTGCAGCATCGCGCGCAGACTCCGCCGCAGCTTGTGTGTAACCGTCAGCTATCGCCGCATCATACGCAGCCTGACCTATCGGATTAGCTGGATCGGGAACACAAACCAAATTTTCATGATGTTGCCCTACTGGACACGGGGCCAAACATATGCCACTCGGCTGCAAAACTTCCGGCGCATCACAACTTCCAGTAACTCCGAATTGAACAAAAATATCTCGCACATATCCATTATCATCAAATGTGCCAGTTGACTGATAAACAGAAGTAGAAAACAAAACTGGCATATCCAAATGCGCGGCACTCCAATACACCGACTGATTAATCATGTCTTCAACACCAACCATCGCATCCTCAATTGGATAACCAATAATTGGACCTGACCCGCAACTACCCCAACTGCCACCCACGTATTTCCAATTACACGAAAAAACTAAAACATCCGCCAAAGCGGATACACTCAGCCCGAACGAAAACAATAGAACCATCACAAAATTTATTGCAATTTTTTTCATATCAATGACTACTTTTTCCCGAATAAGCCCTAAAAATAAAAGGGTTCGTTTCTGACTTGATCACCGGCCTTGATTGTTGTGGTTCATAAGCAACCGGCGACACTAAAGCGCTCCGGGAATATTCATTCCGACAAAACCAGCAAACAACAAAACCTTTTACAGGCAAAACCAAATATTCCCCGCAAGTGCATTTGAACTGTGCCATCAATGACGCGGCATCGCGGAAAATATAATCAAGGCACACGGCAAGACAACCGTGAGAAACCCGAACAACAGATATAACCAATCAACCATCATCTGAAAAAACTATGCCGAATGAAGATCACAGACAAAGCCGCCATCATTGCGCCGACTACGCCCCATCCCATTTGCATGCCATCGCTGAACATCGCCGCATTGGAAGCATCCGACACAGCCGGATCACAGACCATGAGCGTTAAATCATGGGATAAAGTCCAAAACTGATTGCCCGTCAAGTTATGGCAAGTAATCGTATTGGTGAACATATTGGGCGCAGTAAAAACGGAAGAATCGATACTACATAAAACAGGCTGACTACCGGCCACGTAAGGAAATCTTGCCCCTAGTGCCAAAATTGCATTGGCTGGACCATCGGCACAAGTCCAGGAAGAACCAGTATTAACAAGAAAGCCGGTGAGAGCCATTACAATTGCGACTCGTAATCGTTAAGACCAGAAACATCAGCCCAATAATCTACATCTAAGGATTCATCAGCAACAACACTTTCCATGCCAAGCGTTTCTATCGCTTCAACTTCCTCCTGAAAAGCTGCGTCATTAATTTCATCCTCATTACCAAACTGATCAACCACAGACGAATAATCAACATCAACACCCCCTGCAGCAGAATCAGAAGATAAAAACGCCTGGACATCCTCTCTCTTGTTAGCCTGCATTTCGAAATACAGATCCCGCCCCTGACCACGATCAAGACCTAATTGAAAAGCATCACGCCCAGCCTGCGTAGCTTCCGCAATTTTTTGCTTCTGATAGCCTTCGTTAAAAGCTACGCGCTCGCCCCAATGATTAACAAGTTCCGATATATCTGTATTTAGAATTGAAGCCATTTAAACCCCCAGAAATGGGCGGCGATATTTTGCCGCCCTGGCAAAATTACAGCCCCTTGCGGATGAACTTAATCGCCACCACGCCGATGATTGCAACCAGTACCAAAGTTGCAACGCTCGTTGCATCAGCACCCATCGTAGCGATTGCTGTATCAACAGCAGCAGGAACGGCGGCGTTTGCAGCACCAGCTGCACCAACCAAAACAACACCAACGGCTTTCTTGAAAGTTTTCTTCATTTCAAATACTCCTGTACTTTTTCACCAGTAACCGACTGGCAGCGGATTCGGCTCATGCCGTAATTCTGTTTTTTCGCATGCGAAACTATTACGCGGCCATCCTGATCTGCGTCCAGGACGTAACCGGCTCACGCAATACCAATTGCTGACGGCGGAACGGAATCACAACACCGGCGCAAAGATCGGCGTTGGAAAGTCCAGCAGCACGCAAATATTCACAATGCAACCTAAACGTCCGACCAGGCATGCTTTCCTTGGCTTGACTAAAACCGATTGTTTTAATCAATGCCCAAGAACGATGAGCAGCAAGCGCCCTGCCCTTTGTCGGACACACCTTTTCAAGTTCCAGCAATAAAGTTCCCATGTCATATACCTCCACGCCGCCACCAATCAGCGCATAGAAAAATTTATGGTGGATTTCAGTAAGTTCATATTCGGTCAAAGTGTGCCAATCGTCTTTTTCTTCATAACGACGAAACCAACGAGCACCTAACTTCAATTCCAAACGAAGCAAATTATCAGCAAGCTCTAGCGTTTCATCATCCAGAAATAAATTTCCTTGCCTGGACAACATGCGCAAGTGCGCGCCCTTGTGGTAAGCCTTGCCCGCCTGTAAATCGCTGGAAGGATTCCAGTAAACCGTGTCACCGCCTTTACGGTCGCTGTTGGTACGGCGGCGCGGCGCATCCGTGCCAAGCAATAAACGCAAAGCTTGCTTTACCTGGGCAGCATTGCCCATATCGTAATTAGCAGTTATATCCAACCGGCGACACTGCCAATTGTTCCAGTTCGGCAATATTGATTTCAAAGCCCTTCCGGCATGCTCGATCAACACCGTTGCGCAATGCTCGATGTCGCAGGAACCGAAAACATTCAAGCCCTCATTCTCAATGCTCGATGGAGATGCGCCGATCGTTAGATATCGCTGGCTTTGGCCGTCTGCCGTTATCGACCAGTACAAACCTTGAGAATCTGAACGCAGCTTATCGATGTCAAGCGCGTGCTTGCGCCATTTTTCCTTGCCATCCGCATCAACACAGAACGTGTAACCCATGCAATCCAGAATGCGATCAAGCAGGTTTTGACCCAAATTTGCATCGAGCTTTATCCGCAGTGTCAGCCAGTCAATTAACATTGATTGTTCCAATCGGTGGGAGTCTGTCCGGGGGTGTTTTGGCAACCCATTGCCACTTGTCCGGGTATTACATACGGACCCGGAGTATTTTGACCGCCGTGCAGGGGGTGGGCGTCGGCCGCGCCGCCGCTCCCCTCCCCTGCACCGCTTAATTCATATTGAGGTGCGCCCTCATAAGCCCACGAAAGGATATTTGCGGGTTCATCGTCAAAAACCGATTCAACCGCCAAGGACGCACCTCGATAGAAATTACGCGTATTGACCCAAACAGGGCCTAAATCCATGACTACCGCTTGCTTTTTGGTGTTATCCCAAAAATGAGCGGTACAACGTGTCGCACGCTGAATTGACGATTCAAAGCTTTTGGCAGGCCGCTTAAATGGATTAAGCTCCTGACGAAAAAGCCGAGGGGGCAAATCGTAAGACTTGCCCTCCGGCTGCTTTAAGACCTTGCCGATCACGACAAAAGACGTGTTATTGCTTGGAGTTAAAAACGGTAGGAAGGCTGCCGTCTGGGATGTAAAGACCTGGCTTGCGGGTTTCGGTATCTACCCAGATGCCAACGGGAACAGATACCAGTTTGCCAATTACTTTTTTATAAGCGTCACCGTGCAAGCGAACGTTCATGTCCTTGAGAACGATTTTTTCACCGCCACCCTTTACCGGCTCGTTGTACTGCATTTGCACTTTATGACCAGCTGGAGTTACATCACCGGTTTTTTTATCGACGAATTCGGAGGTTGGGAAAACGTTAACAACAGTTGCTGTCAGACTAAGCATGGTTTTGATCCTTTCGTGGTTAAATTGAACGTGACTAATTAGTCACGGTCGAAACCATAGTGACCTTTCCGTCACTTGTCAACCTTTTTTTCACGTGTACTATTTACCACCACAGGAGGAATAAAAAATGACACTTGCAGAACTTATGGACAAAGCTAAGACACGCGCAAACCTACCAAGCGACTACGCCCTAGCAAAAGTGCTAGGCATTGATCGAAGTATTGTCAGCAGCTGGAGAAAAGGAAAAAAACACCCGAGCAACACTGAAGCTGTACAACTCGCCACCCTTGCAGGATTGCCAGAAATGAACGTAATTGCCGAAATCGAGTATCAAACAGCAACAAACGAAAAGAAAAAAGAATTCTGGAAATCGTATCTGGAGAGCCGAGGAATCGCAGCAACTTTAGGAATGTGCGCACTCGGTTTGACGATCATCGCAACGCCGGAACCTGTCCAGGCAAACGATTTACACTTGCAAAATTATGACGCAGCTTTTTTGCGCTCAGAAGAAAACCCTTATATACATTATGCGTATTTCAGGAGGTAGCAAAGCGGAACGGTTCGCGGAACAGTTCGGCATTTGACATACCTGCGATTAGCGGTCGCACTGTCTCGGCGCGCTGCTTGAGCGTCAGTCCGGGTACGTATGTAATACCCGGACAAACTCTCATGGGTGAGACTTCCTTCCAAAACCCGCATGGATACAGGCTTGCAGAGGCGCGACTTTTTGCGTTTTCGGTCGATACTGTTCCACCTTCACCCAAAACCGACCTTTTCCAGACTCTAAAAAAACAGTCTCTAAGCCTTGCGCCTATTGGCTTTCAGGCTGTTTTGCCCGCAACCTCGAAACTGTTCCGGCTTTTAGGGGTTTTGGGGGATAGTCGGAACAGTTCTTTGCGGAGCTGCTGCACTGAGGTTTTGACTTTGGCACTAGCCCGCATGGGCTGTCTGCCGGGCTTCCCGGCATTTGCAGGAAACTCGCGGCTGGTCGGGCTGGCGCTTCCTGCAAAACCGTTTTTGACTTTCGTTGAGCCGCTCGCCCGCCTGGGCGGAGCGCAGCCCGCGAGTACCGCACAGGCGGGCGAGCGGGTTTTCGCATGCGAAACGTTTGCAGGCCGGGGGCAATCATGAGCGCGTCCGCTGTGGTTTTTGTTGTTGAGCTGACCGAGGCGCAATTGCTCAATGCCTGGTGCCAGGCAAAAAACGATTTAGACCAGACGTGCAAGGACATCAAGCGCGGTCGCGGTGTTGAGGCTGACGCAATCGTCAAGCGGTCTCTTTATGCGGTGTTGAGCAAGGTCGTTTATGCGCGCATTCCTCGCGCCGTGAAAGGCGGTGCATGATGGCTAACGAGCGCAGTGTATCGCTTCACCAGCAAGGCGGTGCGCAATGAGCCGCCGCTGGATCGATCCGCAGGACTTCCGCGATCTGCGCAGGCAAGCTGGAATGACGCGTCGTGAAGCTGCCCAGGCATTGGACGTAACTGCTCGGACAATCCAGAACTGGGAAACAGGTGGCGCGCGCATTCCCTGGATGGCTTTCCGTATGTTGCGAATTCTGCGCGGCTATGCCCTGCCCGGCGTGGCTTGGGACGGCTGGACGATCACCGGCGATACGCTGCACGCGCCGAACGGTCGCCGCTTTATGGCTAATGAAATTCAGCACATTGAACAGGTTTTTGCGATGGCTCGATTGTGGCGGCAGATGTACAGCCGCCCTGTCGTTCAGAAAATCACTTCCAAGGTGCTGCCATTTCCTGGTCGCAAATTTACCGCTCAGGATCCAGAGCAGAAAAAACCGCTTGCAGTTCAACCACAACACATAGGGGGCATTTTATGAAAGACGAACACGACAAAAGTACAGTTGATTTCGTGCACAACGGCGAGGAGCGCGGCCAATTTAAACGCTTGCCGAATCAGTTGGTGCATTTGCCGCCGCCAGGTGCGAAACCGGAATCGCTCGGGCTGCCCCTGGGCTTCGCGCGCTCGGTCGTGTCGGTGTCGATCGTGGCGCGCGATTGGGGCATCAGCTCGCGGCGTGTGCGCACGATGCTGGCCGAAGGTCGGCTTAATGGCCGCCAGCTTGAAAATGGCTATTGGGAGGTGTTCTACCCCTATTCCTACGTGTTCGGTACGCGTGGGCCGTCGATCAAGCGGCAGTCTAAGCAGGATCGGAAAGCGGCATGAATTCCATAAACACTTTGACAGGAGCTCGGAAAATCATGAATATAGCAAAACTCGGAACAGTTTCGGCGGCTGGAAATTATTTCCCGTTGACCGCAAACCCGCATAAACAAAGGGCTGGCGGCTTGATGCGTTATACATTATGCGTATT